GGACACGGAAGAGACGAAAAACTCAGGCGACTAAGCGCACATTGAGTTTAGTATATCAGGCTATTTTTTCAGCGATTTGAAGAACCTTACAACGAGTAAGCAATGTTGAGAAAGTTCCTTTGTACTCATTGGAACCCTTAATTGTTCCCTTGATAAGTGCCTTATCGCCAATCTCTAACTTAGTACCATTGGAAGCAAACCACTTAAACTGGTACTCACCGCTTGAGAATGTGTAAAGAGTTGTCCAACCAAACTGGGTCTCGAAGGTATTTTCGCTAAGAACTGTAACCTCTAACTCAACGCGCTCGCCAGTTGAAGCAAACTGTTCAGCCTTGTAAGCCTTAGCCTCTTGACGGGCAACTTCTTGCTCTTGGCTCTTTTGCTTTGCCTTGATGATTGAAACCAAGATTCCAACTGTGCTGTGACTTTGATATTCCAAACCGCACACGACCCTGACATTTTCAGCGTAACTAGATTCGCCTTCAAAGTTCTTGCCATACTCGACTAATTCTCTAGCCTTCTCATATTCAACCTCGGTTGGTTTTTCTCCTACGAATTCTTTCCAGTTATTAGCCCCGTGATGTCCACCGTTTAAGTATTCCCAAACAAGAGACTTGGTAGAGATACCTGAACCTGAAGGAAGGTATCCACCCTTTTCGACCTGAGTGATTGCGTGAGCCAAGACTCCGACTGTTGAATGACCTGTCCAGCCGTTGCCTGAATATCCACCAAACTCTTCTTCAAAAGTTTCCTCTGTTGGTAAGTAAGAAGCGCTGAACTGCCAGCCTATGTAATCCTTAACGCAACTTGAACCAACCTGACAAACTTTGCCTTCTTCGTTTTCCACGAAGATTACTGTTGAGCGAGCGCGGACTTTTTGGCAATGCTCGCAATAGCCAACCTTGACTTCAGATGGCTTAACTTCTCGACCACCTGCGATTGATTTTGTGATTGCTTTGCCCTCGATAAACTCAGCTACGCCGATAAACTGCCAGCCGTTAAATTTAACTGGCTCGCCTTCGATAACTAAAACTTGATATTCGTGGCTGATGCCTTCTATTTCTTCAAAACGCTTTTCAATGCGTACTTGATAGCCACCGCTTAAACCTTTTTTCTGAGCGCGTTGAGCAAGTTTTTGTGCTTTAGCAAGAGTTTTCTCAACTCCTATTTCAGAGATTCTAAACTCTCTCATCTTGCCCTCCTCTCGGACAATTCCAGTATATCAAACTGGGGTTGGTTATACAACCACAACTTGCTGGAACTGTTTTAAGATTTGTTTTCTTTGGGCTTCGCTGAACAAGGCATATTCACCCTTGTAAGGTTCGCCGTTCAATCTGCCATTTTGTTTGATGATTCTTTTTGCTTGTTCAACAGCGTAAGTTTTTGCGACTCCATAAAAAGTCTGCTCACTCTCAACACCGTTTACGAAAGCGTTTACCTGATACCCCTTGCCGTAAGGCGCAATCTTTGTCGCCTTGATGATTACTTTCTCAGTCATCTCGTCCTCCTCTCGGACAAGATGAGTATACCAAAAGGGGGTTAGGAATTCAACCTACGGAGGCGCTCTTCTTGAATCATGTTGAGGGTCAGAAAGTAGCCAATCCCATCGACCACCGTATCGGGCTTGGATTGATTGACCTCACGGGCTACCTTCATCCCAACCATACAAAGGGCTACCTGCTCGGCAGAAACCTCACAGCCGAGGATTACAGCCCATATCTTTGATGCCCTAGTAAAGTTATCAAGGGGATGACCGTAGGCGTCCTGACGGTCTCCTGAGACCAATTCAGCGGCGTATAAGGCTATATCCCTAGGGTCGTTCATAATAGTTGGATGTCCGATACTCCCTGACTGCTCACAACAAAGGTCAGCACCCCCACATCCGCAATCTCCCCCGTTGATTGTCTCCACCACACGCTTCCCCCGTCGAGGGCTGGTGCTTGTAGCCATTTGACTCCTCCCCAATCTGCTAGACGGAATGAATGATAATGACCTGAGACCAAAATGTCACAATCGCCGATTAACTGGCGCCCGAGTGTTTGGTCAGCAATCCACCTACGAAGTTTTGCTTCAGGACTTCCAGCGCTACGGGCAAGGTGTCCATGAGTAATTCCAATAATCTTTCCATTGACTTCAACTGTAAGGCTCAACTCATCTGTTGGAATAGCAAAACGGACATGACCGTAGGCTTCAGGGTTGGCTTGGAAGATTTCAGCAACGGACTCAACTAGGGCTACATCATCATTATCGTTAAGAGTCGTAAAGGCTTTACCGTTCTTGCGGTTCTCGCCATGGTTTCCACCAATCGCCGCTACGGTGATATTAGGGACAACCTTTGACCAACGGATAAGAGCATCTCTTAGGAGACGACGAGCAATTTTTACTTGGTCTCTTCTATCGACCTCAACTGTAAAAGTTTGAATGTCATAGTGACCGTCGCACCCTTCAACTAAATCTCCTAGGCAAAGAACGGTGATTGAATCAATGGGGCGACCAATCTTCTTTAACTCTTTGATTCTAAATTCAACATCATCAATAGCCTGAAGCCATCGACCTACTAAACCTTTTAGACCATCGCCATCGCGTTTACCTGTTTGCCAATCTGAGGCACATACAACAAGGCTTGCTCCACCAACAATAGGTTTGCGCTCGCGGGGTTTATGTTTCTTAATTTCTTGAATAAGAGATTCAATGTCGGCAACTTCTTGTTTGCCCTTGCGTACTACTTTGCCCTTCCATTGGCGATTAAGAATTCCTAAAGTATCGCCCCACACATTGAAAAGAACTGGTTCTACTACTTGGAAATGCTCAGGGTCTAATCCCCACATTCGAAGAACTCCTGACCAATCAGGCGCGTTATCGCCTTCCATTGGTTGAGTTGTTACGGTTCCTTCTTCGCCTTGCCAAGTAACCCCAGGCAACCATTCTGCCTGTCTTTGACGAGGTTCAGTTTTTTGAACTGAATTCATCTCGCTAGTTTTAAGCAGATTATCTAAAGCATCATCAAGACTCATTCGGACACTTACACCCATCTTTTCCAAATAGCCTTCTACGATGTCTACGCATAACATCAGAGCCTACCGTAATGCCAAAATCTGCTAAGACTTCTACTAAGCGAGCAGAATTAACTTTTTCGTTTAGTAGTATCTCTTTGAACTTTGTTTGTAACGGTTCAGGTAATTCTCTTGTAATTCTTCCTACCGAACAACCTTCTTGTATTTTCCAAATACCAACTAAATTATCTAAGGCAGAAGCAAAATCATCCTGATTTATTTTTGGATTTACAACGGGGGCATCGGATACTCCACGGGCGCGTGGCGCTTTCGAAGAGGAGTCTGTCGCATTTCCAGCATCGCTGGAACTCATCGAGTGTTGCGTTTCTGCCATACGGGTCCACCACTCTCTCTCTAGGAGCCTGTGGCTCCTCGTTTACATTCGCACTAGACATCTGAAATTCACCGACACTAGCGGACGATACTTTGGGTCTACTCCTAACAAGTTTACTGAACCCATTGGTTCAATACGCATAATATGTACCCCCGAGACCGTTTGTTCAAGCACCGACGCGAGCAACACGCGGATATTTTCTGCCTTGTCTCTAGCCGTTGGATAATCCTCACGACTTGCTCTACAAATAATTTGAAGCATTGGATAGTCAATACGGATTCCACCTGACCCCATTGTGAATGTAGGGGAACTACCAGCGTTCTCATAAATTGCTACGCAAGCATCGGGGGTCTCAGGTAAAACTGCCAAAAATATAGAGGTGCCTAAAGTGCCTTGGCTGGCATGAGCGCCAAAAGCGCTTGCCGTATTTTGTAGGTAATCACCTACTGATTCAAGAATAGTTGCCATTAGCCCCTGTGACCTTTCTCAATGATGTCGATAATTCTACCCTTTATGTTTTCTTGGATAGTGGACATGGCTTCCATGACAGGTTGCTCAAGATATTTAGCCTGTGTCGGTGGCTTATGGTAATTGCCAATAATTTCATGGACATAAAGAGCGTAAGGTGCGGCGGGACCACCATAGAAAATATCTACAAAATAGCCTTGATTTCCCATTTGTGGGGCGGATACTCCACCTGAGCCACGAAGTATGCCTGTATCTACTGGGACTAAAATCTGAGATTTAGCAAAGATGATATTAGCCTCTTCCCATATCGCTTGGGCTATGGCTCGAGGAGTATCTTCCTTACCAGCCTTGAGAGCATTGACTAATTCTTCATCACCAAATAAGTCGAATTTGAAGGACGACTTCGCCATAACTAACGCCCAAATCTGATGACGGTGTGATGCGCTCCGTTTTCGTCCGCGATGTTATCTACTCCATTGATGGTAAAGGTGTCCGCCCCGACGACCATTCTATGACCAACCGTGATTGAGGTCGCGGGACCATAGGTGATGAATCGTCCAATATCAACAACTTCAACGCCTTGAACATCTTTGGATTTAACTGTGTCATAAATAAGACGACCAGTAACGGTTGTACTGCTATTAGCAAAAGTAGGTTTGTTGTATTTATCAACCGAAGCCTTGGCGGTAAATACTACGGAGTCAGTCATGAACTCCGCGACCTTAGTGTAGATAGCGTCCATTGGCTACCTTATTCTTCTATGCGTTTGTCAGAAACATTATTTGGATTGTCGTGAATACCAGCATAAAAGTCAGTATTGAAATCATCCACAATTCTGTCATTTGTAGACTTTAGAGCCTGAGCATTGGCAAACGGTCTTGGGGGCGACTTACGCATTTCTCGAACAAGAAAACTATTAGCCAGTTCTTTGTAGTGTTGTATCTTGGCTGAAAAAGATTCTGAAACTGAAATATCTCCAACGCTCTTAGAACTGCTATCGGCTAGACGGCTAAAACGGGCGATAAGAATTTCAGCACATTCACGCGCCGATTTGTAAGCGTTGCTACCCGCCTCGCTAATTACATAATTTAATTCTTCATCTGTAAATAAAGGGTCAGTCGAATCTGTATCGTTGATTAGAAAACGCACATAATTACGGGTAGAGGTACTTGGGTCTCCCGAATAGGTAAAAGTCATTACATTCCACCTAGCATGAGCATAGATGTACGAACAAAGTTTTGATTAGCAAGAATGTCTGTCTCGTTTGGCAT